ATCGTTTTCATCCTCGCCAACGAGCGACCGGGCCACCGTGTCGATTACCACCAACGACAGGGGCGCGGCGAGACTATCAATTGTCGCGATCAGCTTGGCCAGTTGCTCGCTATCGACCATGGCCACCGCCTGCGGCACCACGAAGAATGGCGGGTTGCCTTGCGCCGCGTTGGCAAATTGCCACGCCTTCACGCGCTGGCCCATGCCGCCGACGCCCTCACCTGCGATGTACAAAACCGCGCCCTTCTTGGTCGCCCTGCCGTGCCAAGCGCGGCCCGCCGCGACGTGCAGCGCAATATCGAGGGCTGCAAAGGATTTACCCGCACCCGGCGGGCCATAAAGCACCGAGAATTCCGCGTCGGGTAGCACGCCGTCAACTAGCCACTCGACTGGAGGCTTTGCACGTACCATGGTCAGGGCTAGGCGCGGCGTCGAAATTCTCTGCATTTCCAAAGACGACAGGGGCGCTACGAACTATCTCTAGCAAATCCTCGACAGTTTTTCCGCCGCTCAGAAAATCAACGACATCCTGCTTTTCTGCCAGGTCGGGCAAGTGGGCAATCTTGATCTGGGTCGTTGACTTGTCCAGCGAGGCGATGACGGCGTTGGCGTATTTGTCTCCCGCCGCGTCATTGTCTGGCAGCACGACGATATTGCGCCCGTTTAAATGCTTTGCGTGGTGTGGCCGCCAACCGTTGCAGCCCTGGCTCGCGGTTGTCGCCAACAGGCCCAGCTTGATTAACGCATGGACGCACTTCTCTCCCTCCACGACAAAGACAGGCTCGTCGGGCCGGGCCAGTAAGTCCGGCAATTTATACAGCGGCATCTCGATACCATTGATACCCGTCTTGCCGCCGTCCCTGTCAACGCGGCGCTCGACCTCTGCCACAATCTCGCCAGATTCGTCTATGTAGGGATATATGGCTTCTCGCCACTCGCGCGGCTCAAGTCTGCCCTGATCCTTTCGGGCGATGCCAAACTTCTTCTCTAGCAGTTCTGGGATCGACTTCAGCCCGGCCCCCTCGTGGCGGCGCACAAGGTCAACAACGCCGCCGCCTTCCTGGTCCTCGAACGAATACCAAGTGCCGTTCGCAAGATCGAGCGACATGCTGCCGTTGGCTCCCCAGCGTAACTCCCTGCTGTTGGAATACTTGGGATTCGGTTCTCCTAGGTATGCTGTCGCTACCGTGCGAGCATACGCCGCGATGTTAGTCATTGTTTACCTTCCTGCGGTAACGGGGGGCGACCGCAGCCGCCCCCCGTAAGACTTAAAAAATGTCGCCGGTATCCACGGAGACTTCCGCCTTCTTCATTTCTGGCGCGCTGCCTCCGCTGTCGCCATCCATTTGCTGGGGCCGGTCGGTCCATGAAACGATAGACCAGTCTGGCACCTTAAAGGACAACTCGCCACCGGGCGTGTTGACCTTAATTTTCTTGCCTCCCTTGATCTCGACGACCGGCACCTTTCCTTCGTTGGCCGGTGCTTCCGCAACGTACTGATCGTGGAGTTCATCGAGCGCACGAACGACAGTTTTTGCAGCGGACGAAAGTTCGCGCAACCCTAGTTCGTCGTTGTACAGACGAACGCGGAAGCCCATCTTGTGGTCATCGCTCGGCTTGGCTGGCATCGCGCCGCCAACCTTAGTCATAACAAAACTCGGCGTGGGCACATACGCCACCCAGCCAACCTCGAGATTCTCTAGGTCGGCAATAAGTTTAACTGGCATCTGTACATCTACGTCGTCGTTCTCCCACACGCCCGCCGCTGTTTGCGCCCTGTTCCGCGCGGTAAAGTCGCCTCCCTTCGCATCCCATTTGACGATTGGCGTGAAGTCGCCACCACCGCTACCGCTGCCAGCGCTGTCTACGATACCTAGTGCCATAGTTAGTTTTCCTTCTTCGGTTGATCCGCCCGCGTCATTGCGGGGGATGGGGCTAGAAGTTCGCGCGTTACCATCGCAAACGCGCTGAACGTCAATTCACAATAATAATTCCAGTCGTATTTTTCGCAGCCATCAGCCATCCGAACCATGGCTTGCACCGGCACGCGCACGAGGATGGGACGCCGGTCAAACTTATAGATCAGGCACGGCAGCAGCCCGGCTTTCTTCGCTGCGGTGCAGGCTTGCTCCCACCACTGCGGCGATGCCACGCCGGTCCCGGCGTAGCGTTTGCACTCGATGAGAAACGGCCAGTTGTCGCAACTCACCGGGATCAGGTCGCCTCGGTCGCGCTCCCTGTACTGGTCTAGGTCGCGTTTAAACTTGATCCCAAGTTCCGCTTCTAGGTCTGAGGCAATGCTTCGCTCGAAGCTCGCGCCCTTCGCGCGGCCATTAACCATTATTTCGGGCGGCCTCGATCATCCTGTCTATGCGCGGCTTGCGCTCCTCTAGATAGGCGCTGACTTCGCGCTCCAAGATTTCGTCAACGAAACTGGATCGGTTCCGGTGTGCGGAGGTCGGCCACGCCTCGTCAATCAAGGCCATAGTTTCGGGTCGGATCGAAAAGAGTGCGCGAGTCATGCGTCGTGTCATGTCACAAAGTCCTTGTCTGGATGTGTCGAATAGCTTATATACGGACGATGACTGGAAGATGCAAGTCATACATCTACAGGATATAGGAGGAACAAAAAATGGTAGGCAAACTGACACCGAACGACATTGCGACGGCCAGCACGGTCGCCGCGATCATGGGCCTAAACCCATGGAACACGCCCAACGACCAGTTAAAAAAAGCTATCGACGCCACCGAGGGTCGCGCTGACGACTGGCAGGGGAACGAAGCAACGGGCTGGGGCGACCGGCTCGAAGGCGTCATTATAAAGACAGCCGCTGAAAGGCTTGGCCTGACTCACGTTAAGACTGAGTTCAGCGAAGCGTTCTTTCACAAGACAGCGCCGCTTGCGTGCAGCCTGGACGGCGAAATTGGAAGTTCTTTTGAGGCACGTCGAGGCTCAGGGTTTGTTTCGACCAACACTTCTTCTGGCATCTACGCAGCCAATGCACCGAAGATCGCGATCAGTGGGCCGGGGATTGTAGAGAGCAAGCTGACATCGGCGCAGCCAGAGATGGAGCCGCCACCGTATCGTGGGCCGATCCAGTTGCAGGCCCAGATGGCCTGCACGGGGCACGAGTGGGGAGTGGTTGCCACTCTATACCGTGGCATTGAGCTACGGCTTTACGTCTACGCCCGCGACCCCATTATGCAAGAGCAGATCATCGACGCATCGGTTGAGTTTAAACAGCGTGTTACTGACAGGGATTGGTATCCGCCGATGTCTAGCGAAGATGCGAACACAGCTTACAGCCGCGTTGACGACGGTGCGCCATCCGTTGACCTGTCTGTTTTGGAGGGCGGGAATGACTATCTAGCCATGCTGGTGACAGGCAAGCAGCGCAAGCGTGATGCCGAGCATATGATCGAAGAGGCAGAGCGCAATCTCAAAGAGATCATGGGATGCCATGAACAGGCGCATGGCCTTGCCGACAACGCTGCCTACAAGGTGATCTGGGGGGAGCGCAAGTATTCAGCGCAGCCGCAGAAGATTGTTGAGGCCAAGCCTGCGCGCAAAGTCAGGGCTAAGACGCTTACGCTCAAGCCTTTAGACTAGTGAGGGGGGCGAGGCATTGACCGCCTACTACAACGAGTTTGACCCCTTCGCCGCTGCGTGGCTGCGCAATCTCATTTCGGAAAACCTCATTGCGCCAGGAGATGTAGATGAACGATCAATCCTCGATGTTTCCGCTGACGACCTCCGAGGCTACACCCAATGCCACTTCTTCGCAGGGATCGGAGGCTGGCCCTACGCGCTCCGACTCGCCGGATGGCCCGACGACCGACCAGTCTGGACCGGATCATGTCCCTGTCAGCCGCTTTCGAGCGCGGGCAAGCAAAAAGGCCATGACGACGAACGACACCTCTGGCCCGCTTTTTACGAACTCATCGCCGAGTGCGGACCTTCAGCGGTCTTTGGAGAACAGGTTGCGAGCAAACTTGGACGTGAATGGCTCGCCGGAGTACGCGCTGACTTGGAAGATGCACGATATGCAGTCGGGGCCGCCGATTTGTGCGCTGCGGGCGTCGGGGCGCCGCACATCAGGCAAAGGCTTTTCTGGGTGGCCCACGCCGAAAGAGCAGAACAGTCGGGGACCAAGCATCAAGCGGGACGGTCTGTGGGATGTTGCACAGACGGCGGGCTGGGGGACACCACAGGCGCACGACCACAAAGTGGGTGTGAACACGGATTTCCAGACGGTGGCGGTGCAAGCCTTCCTGTGTGGCGAGGCTCCTGGCTCAAGTGCTCAGACGGGAAAGAGCGACGCATCCCGCCTCAACCCGGCCTTTTCCCTTTGGCTCATGGGATACCCAATCGAGTGGGCACACTGCGCGGAGCGGGTAACGCTATCGTCCCGCAAGTCGCAGCGGCGTTCGTAAGGGCGGCGAGCAAATAGTCGCTAACGTCCCTGCCCGCGATACTTTTTGTAAGCGCGGCGTTTCGCCTTGTTTTTGGGGCGGGTCAAAGAGCTAGAGCCGATTGAAGTTACGTGCTTCACCGGCTCTGGCCTTGCGGCCACGCAAATTATTTTATTTTTTGCCATCCCTCGTCACCTTGGCCACAATGATGTTTACGAGTGGAGCGATGATGCGTGCACCATCAACTCGTTCGATGATTAGGTAGCCGCTCTCGCTATCGACGGACCAATCTTTGTCACTCGATATTGGGATCGCCTCTGACGATCCGTCGCTAAAGTCGATCTCAAAAATCAACATCCATCAAATCTTTCAGGTGTTTAGGCAGTTTGGGCGAGAAACTTATAGCCCCGCGCCGGGTCACGTACGCGATGTAAACGCCCAATTTTTTCTGCGCTTGCGTCCGCACTCTGTGTATCCTCGATGGGTTTGATCGACCTTTAACAATTCGCTGCGTGTCTGACTTGCTGTCCAAATAAACAACGTCCTGCGTCTCGTTGTGTATGCAGATCAAGTCTATCGGAGAGGTGGCGCGAAACGCGGGCACATAAACAGTGAAGTCTTTCTGTATCATATGCAGCGCCAATGTCGCCTCGCTGATCGCGCCGCGCTGGTGGTTGCCTCTACCCGCAAATTCGCTTGGCATATCTTTCCGCTCTCGCTGGCGTCTGCCCGGCGTACTTGCTGTCGAGTAGCTCTGCGGCAGCCTTTTCAAATTCACCGTCCTTCAGTGCAGCGAGCATCCGTTTAAACTTCATCAAGTTAGGCAAGCCCATCTGGAACGCAAGTTCCACCAGCACCTCTTTGCGCTGATTGTCCAGCGAGGATGCCCATGGCAGGGCTTTGCCAAGCTCGTCAATGCACCGCCGCACATCGTTCATCAGAAGATACTCAGCCTCATCAAGCGACAGGCCAATGCCGACGCCTTCTTCGATGCAGCGCCCAATGCCCACCGTGACATACCCGAGATGGTCTTTGTATGCGTGTGACCGAAACCCCTCCTCTCGGCAAAGCGAGGCGACAATGCCGTCGAGGCGATCCACGATCATTTGGAGTCGACCTTTTTAATCTTGTCAAAGCTGCGAGCGCCAGCGAGACCCAGAAGTCCAAGCAAGAGCGGCATCATCACACTGGCGTCAGCCTGCGGGATCAGCACGCCGAACCCGGCCAAGATTGGCGAGACAAGAAAATTAGTTAGCAGCCCAAGTACGCACACCCAACCAGTGGCGGGCCGCCACGACGATTGAAACCAATTGCCCTTGGCCTCTTCTTTGTTCACGCCGATCTGTGCCAGCGCAATCTCCTGCGCGTGCCTTTCAGCCATCGTGCTGATCTCAAACGCGATCTTGTTCTTGGTGTCCTTATCCTCGATGAACTTATCGAGCAACCCGGCAACCGGGCCGATCAATGCTTGGATCATGTGGCTTTCCTTACGTCTGACACGGGCGGATGCACGCCGTTGTGAATTTTGTGCAGCCGCTCCGCTTCTTTCTTCAGGTAGTCAATGTCAGCCAGAGCGGAGGCAAGCTGCATATGGTCGCGCCGCAAGATTTCTGGGGACGACATTGACGATAGCACTTTTAGCTTTTGCTCTTGGGTCTCGGTCATCGTGTCGAGAACGTCGATCCGCCTGTCGATGTCCCGCAGTCGCGACTCAAGGTCTCTTAGCTGATCAAGTATAGCCTTGATCTGCATTTTGCCAACCGCCGCCGCGCCAGCCACACTTACAAGAATGCCTCCCAACGTAAGAATGAGGCGAATGTCGATCACGCCGTCCATACTACGTCCTGCTGTCCGGCGCTTGCGTCGCTTCCCAGCCGTGGCCGCGCGACACCCGCTGCCACACCCCGGCGGCAGGGTTTATGTAATCAACCCGCCACTCGCCATCCATCTGGTAAGACAGATTGATGACCGACTTGTCTGCCATGACGCCAGTGATCCCGCCGCTGGTATGCTCAATCTGCGTACCAACCCCGACGATGCAGAGGAATCGCGGCCGCCCGGCTGGTGTCATTAAAAACGTCCATGCGCCAGACGACGCGGCGTACACTGTGACGTAGCTGCCCGACTGACTATCAACGCCAAAGCCAATCTGCCTTTCTCCGTAGTTTCTCACGGCTTGCTCTAGCGCATCTCGCGGGGCGCATTGTTGCGCTTGCGCTGTACCAGCCACCACAGCGAGCAGTGCTATGAGGGCCAGTTTAAACACTACGCTGGCTTCGGCGGCCAGACTACATCGGCTGGACTCGCAAAAGTTTGCGGCACATCGCGCAACGCTTGCCGATATGCTTTTTGTGCATCGGACATTGTGTAATCGCTGCTCGCTGGAAGCGCAGGCCAAGTTATGTTGCGTAAGGAGTCCATTCTTAGTCCGCGTCCGCAATTACGTTGCCGTCGACTTCAGCCCACGCGATCACGGCTTCGTAGTCTCTGTTGTCCGGGTCTTTTGGAACCGCAGACTGGACGCCATTAATCGACACAGACACGCACTGCTTTGATTCGTCCATCCACTTAGGATTCTCAATGTTCATAATTAAAGCTCCGCAGAGAACGTGATGAATGGGTCGTTGTTGTAAACGATGACAGGGTAGTGCTGTACTTGCGCGTTTCCGCCAGACCAGCCGTTGATGCGCGTCAGCGCGC